ATACCGTGAGCCTCGCTCCCTCGCGGTACACCCGCATGTAGAGGTGTCCGAACTCGAGCACGTAGGTCTGCTCGGCGTTGAACACGAACTTGAGCAGGCGCGCGCGCCGGCCGAGGGTCTTGGCGGTCGCGATATACTGGAAGCCCGGGCGGTTCTGAGCGCCGCCGTGGCGCAGGACGATGAAGTTCTTGCAGGTGCGCAGCCCGGTCGCGTACTTGACCTGATCCGCGCGGGCGTAGAGCGCCGGGGCAATCTCGCCGCCGGCGAACGAGCGTTGAATGACGGAGGCCATCCTCGTCAGTTGCCGCCGCTAAAGAGCTTGTGCACCGCCGACGAGACCGCCGCGCCGGCGCTACCGGCCGCGAGAAGCATGCCGGCGACGAAGCCCTTGCCCTTGTTGACGTGGCTCTTGAGCGCACCGACGTCGTCCTCGAGCCCCTGCAAGCGGCGGTTCGTCTCGGTCTGCGCCGCTTCGAGGCGGCCGAGGACCTGGTGGATTTCCTCAAGCGAGGCCATCACTCCCTCGCCCGGATCGACTCCGGCTCCGGGTCGTCGTCAACCTCGCCCTCGTTGGCGGCGTTCGCCTTGGCGACGGAAATCTCGACGCGGTAGCGCTCGAACGCGTAGTCGCGCTCCTTGGTCGAGCGCGAGAGCGGGATCGCGAGCTTGCTCCCCAGGCGCCAGGCCAGCGCCTCGACGAACGATGGGTCGAACTGCTCGGGGTCCTCGATGCGCTTGATGTAGCGCAGCACCGCGTCGTCCTGGTCGGTGTAGATCAGGCGCCCGGTGTCGTCGCTCGCGATCTCCCATGGGATCCGGGTCGTCTGGATGCGGTGCCCGTCGACGAGGCGCAGCGCCCGGACGCAGTCGGTCGGGTAGCGGTAGCTGTAGGCCCAGTCGTCGTTCGGGTCCTCCTCGACCAGGGCGAGCGCTACGTAGCGGCGCGCGAACGGCCAGGGAAAGTCGCGCAAGACCTGGTCGCGCGTCGCGGCGTAGAAGCGCTTGACCTGCTCGGCCTCGGTCGAGTCCTCGTCGAGCGAGCTGATCTCGTGCGCGACGCCGACGTAGCCGAGCGCTAGGTTGCCGATCTCTACCTCGCTCGCCACGGGTCAGCCGCCCCCGTACAGCGTCTTGGCCCGGTCGCCCTCCTTGGGCTCGGCCGCGAGCGCGATGTCGGTGATCTGCAGCTCGAGCCGCCGTTCCTTGCCGCCGCCCTCGGTGTCGCGTTCGGCGGTTTCCGTGACGCTGGCGCGCGCGTGCACCATGAGCGCGGTGCCCACGGCCGGCAGCCCGGCGAGGCCGAGTTTTTCGAGCGCGGCGTCATCGAGCGTCAGACGCAGGCCCCAGGGGTAACGCGGGCCGTCGCTGTTCGCCGCCGGCGTGGTCATGGCCTTGCTCTCCTGCGCGGTGAGCGCCATGCTCTTGAGCTCCATCGCTCAGTACCGGCGGCGCCCGCCGCCCCTCCGTCGCTTGCCGCTCATGGTGGCCTCCTCGTGCAGACGTCTACAGTGGTGAGAGCCAGATTTACTTCGGCCCCTCAACCTTCGAGGTGTCAGGCACCAGCGCGAGATCCGGGATCGCGCCCTTCACGTCGTCGAGGTGCAGACACTCCTGAAGGTTCGGCGTGGGGTCACCGGGGCGCGCGATGGCGATCTTGCCGTTGCAGTAGTCGTTGCCGGGCGTCGCGTCGTACAGGATGCCGACGTAGGGCGGGCCGTAGCTCGGAAACACCACGACCTTATCGCCGTTCTTCGCCATACGACCATTTTTGTAGTGCATCTTCGTTCCTCCATTGTTAAACGCGTTGAACATTTCCTCGTACAGCTCCGGGCTGCACGCCATCAACCCGCCCGGCTCAGGCACCTTCTCATTCTTGAGCTTGCGCTTCAGCCATTCGGGAGTCATGAAAGAGAGGTTCATAAGATCCTCTTGTGCGGGAACGTCGTCGCAATTCGCTCGAGCTGCTCGCGCAGCTCCTCGAGCTCATCTCGCGTCGGCTCGCGACCCTCGAGCCATTCGTCGATCACCTCGACCCAGCGCTCCGCTTCTTCCTGCTGCATCAGCGCCATCAGCCGTCCCCCTCGACCTCGCGGTACTCCGCGAGGATCGGATCGCGCGCGAGCTGCCCCTGGCTGCGGGCTATGAGGTGCGAGAGGTTTTCGAGCAGCCGTGTCTGCTTCGCCGAGTGCTCGAGCGCCGCCTGGCGCGTCTCCCCCCGTTGCTCGAGGTAGCCGCGCAGCGCCTGCTGGTCGTCCTGCGCCTTCGGCGTCATCTCGAGATCGGCCAGCGTCTGCGAGTTCTTCGCGATGTACTCGATCAGGATTTTGAGCAGCGGGTGCGCCTTCTTCTCGAACACCGGTCGCATCGCCTCCGTCTCCGGGTCCATGAGCATAGCGACGTGCGGCATGCCGAACTTGTTGAAGCCGAGCACCGGCGAGTCGATCTCGACGCCCGTCTTCCGGCCCCGGGGGTTCAGATGACCTCTTTATCGCCCGTCGCCTTCTTGGCCTTCTTCTCGGCCGCGAGCTCGGCCGCGGTCGGCTCGCCCGGGGCCGGGGTCTTGGGCACGCTCGGCTCGACCTTCTCCATCCACTTCGCGGAGAAGTGGGCGGGGTCGAGCAGGTCGAACACGTCGCCGGGCTTGCGGCGGACGTAGTTGTAGTAGCCGCTGTACTTCTGGCCGGTGTCTTTGGCGCGCACGCGCATGGATCGGTCTCCGTAGAGGGTGCGGCCGTCCGTGGCCGCGGGTCAGGTTGCCGTTAGGTGATGCTGAAGCCGTCGGCGTACACGGCGTCGTTCTGGATCATCGACATCGGCTGGAGCTGCGCCGTGACGGTGATCGACGGCGTCGTGCCGCCGAGGGTGTAGTTGAGCCGCGTGTAGCGCTCGGTCGCCTCGCCCGGCGGAACCGGGATCACGACCTTGGCGCCGGCCGCGAGCGCGCTGTACTGCTTGCTCTGCGCGACCGTGCCGGCCGAGGGGAAGGCCTCGGCGTCGTCGGACTGCAGCGTCGCCTGGAACGTCGGCGAGGTGCCCGCCAGCGCCACGTCGACCGTGATGACGACGGCCATCGGCTCGCCGGTCCCCAGGCGCCGCTCCGCGCCCGGGCCGTGGTCGATGACGTTGGTGGACGCGGCGCTGGCCGTGAGGGCCTGCGCGTCCGAGTACTGGTTCAGCTTGTCGAGAATCATGTTTTATCTCCTGTTCTAGGGACGCGCGCCGTTAGGTCACCGCCGCCTCGGATTCGAGGAGCGCATCGACCTGGCGCACCGGGATCCCGAGGAAATTGAGCCCGGTCTGGACGCGCTCGCCGAACTGGTTGAGGGCCTCGGTGAAGGTCACCGCGCTCGCGCTCTTGCGCAGCGCCTGCACCCGCAGGTGCGACATCACCGTGCGGTTGGCGTAGAACACGGGCTTGCCCATGCCCATCGACGGGATGCGGTCGATCGCGCGCGCCATGAGCTCGATGAGCTCGGTCGCGGCGTCCTTGGCCTGCGTGCCGGTCTTGGCGACGAGGTCGGAGACGTCGACGTTCGCGATGCGCACCGCGTAGCGCCAGTCCTTCACGACCAGGCCCGTCTTCCACTGCCAGCGATCCTGGTAGGCGCGCATGCGGTTGCCGCCGACGCCGGCCGAGGTCTCGACCGTGACGAGCCCCATGTCCTCGTGGATGAGGCCCGCCTTGCTGCCCTTCGGGAACACGCCGAACACGGTGTTCGCGCCCCACACCACGAGCCACACCGAGGTGTTGTCGGCGCCCGCGCCGCCGGCCGAGAGGATGTTCTGCGCGTTGGCCGCCGACAACGAGCTGTAGCGCGGCGCGAAGCCGAGGAACTCCTCGGGCGCCGTGCCGCTGTTGCCGTACATCAGCGTCGAGGCCATCTCCTGGTTCATGGCCTCGATGAAGGCCTGCGCCTCGCTGAGCCGGAAGGCGGCGGTGTTGCCGTTGAGCTCGGCGAGGTCCTTGTCGACCTCGCTCCACGCCTCGAGCATGCCGGCCTGCTCGTCGACCTGCGCGGTCGTGCTCTTGCTCACCGCGACGCCCTGGTTGAGCAGGCGCCACGCGACGCTCGGCAGGCCGGTGCGCACGGTCACGCGCTCGCCGGTCGGGAGGTTGCCCTCCTTGTAGAGCTTGTCCTTGAGGATGTCGTTCGTCTGCGACAGCAGCTCGACGATCGTCGGGACCTTGCCGTCGGGGTCGAGCCGCTTCGCCCAGTCGGCGAGCGTCAGGACGGTGCTGCCGACGGTCGCGCCAACGAAGCCGATCGCGAGCGCCTCGGTCTCGGAGAGGTGGCCGGTGACGGCCATGAGGCAGGCGACGACCGCGAGGATCGTCAGCTGCACGTGTCGATTCATCCACGCGTGTCGATTCAGGAGGAGTGCTTTCATGGTTGCCTCGCTGTAGAGTTGGGGTTACTGCATCGCGCCCGGTTACTGCTGGGCCGAACCGCCGTAGAGCACGCTCGCCGCGTCCTTGG